GTGAGCCGTCCCACTTCTTGGTGTTGCCGAGAATCTTTCCGAAGAAGTAGTTATCACGAAGAATCTGGTCAACCCAAAAAGGAGCCAGATACTGGTTCGTGGTAGTGGTCACGTTTACATTTGGTGGCATATTTTTGCCTTTGTAATGTAGATTAGATAATTCCCGCGTCTCTTAGTGCTCGTTCGGTTGCCTTGTCCTCAGCTTTAATCTGAGTCGAGCCACCGCTTTGAACCTGACCGCGAGAAGCGAGGTTCTTTTGTCGAGCTACGGTGTCGCTTTTGCGAGATTGAGAGAAGACATCGTACACTTCACTGAAATCTGCGTATTCTGTAATATTGCCGTCCGCATCCTTTGGGGAGAAACGTTCAACCATCGTCAGAAATTCGTCGCGCGCTTTTCGCGCAGCGGGAGCATTTGATGTGAGGTCTATGCCGTGCAAGTCCTCCAAATCCTCCAACGCGGTATCAATGAACTGCTGATTTTCTTGGATTTCTCGCTCCGCCTGCCGCTGCTGCTCTCGGAAATCTTCGAGCGCTTCAGCACGCGCGCGCTTGGCGGTGTCTTCGAGAAGGCTTTGCGTAATACGCGCAGCTTTCTGTCCCGCGTCATCGTTTCCGTACAGAGTGAGTAGTCTTTCGTCTACGCTCTGACTTCCCAACGTTCCAAGATGCTCGCGTTCCTCTTTTAACTTACGAAGCCTTTCAGCCTCTTCGATATTGAGTCGGCGCACTTCCTGCAACGCCCGCTTTTCTTCAAGCAATTTCTTGCTCGTGCGGCGATGCTCACGATTCGGAACACCTCCATCCTGAGTATCGTCTTGCTGTTGGCCTGCGTCATCCTGCTGTTGACCGTTTTGGTCGTCGGCATTTTGCTGCTGACCGTTCAAGACATCCTCCTGGGCCTGTTCTTCAGGAGCAAACTCATCTTCAAACTCATCAAGAACACCTTTACTGCCTGGCATGTTTTTCGCCCTTTTCAGGGAATAGTTTTGATAATTCAAGCCTGATTTTGTGCCGACGGCTTTACGAACGGCAAAAGCTCCCTCTCGGGAGCTTAGGACACGCCATGAAGAGCAACGACGAACTTCACAGCGCTTCCTAAGCTACCGCGTTTCGTTGCTTCTTTTTTCTTCGCCAAAGAACTACTCTTCCGATTCCTCTTCCGTATCTTCCTCTGCCTCCAAGCCTTCCAAATCCTCTACGTCCATATCAGCATTTTGCTCGACTGAGCGCAGAGACTTTTGGATTCTTCTTGTGGTATTTGATTGATTGCATATGCTCTGGGGTCGTGTGGATACCTTGCTTCGAGTAGTGCGCAATATGTGCCTTCAATCGCTTCTCCGCAGTATCCAATTCTTCGCGGCTCATCTTCCCGTAGTGCTTGAAGATATTTTTCTTGTCTCTGTTGTGTAGATGCCGTGCGGCCGCTCCACTAAGAAAGTGTTTTCCCATTTAGCGTTTGATTGTCATGAGGTGTTCATGACCCTTTTTGCCTGCGTGCGCAATTTTCTTTCCATTCTCATACGCAGTCAGTGTTCCTTTCGCGCGTGAGATTGCAATTCCTTTGCGGCCACCGTGCTCGCGTGCGAATGTTTCCATGCGTCGCACCGTTGTATTCGTGAGCCATCCGCCAGTGCGAAAATGCAGATTTCCTTTCTTGTCTTTTGAAGCGACATTGGTGCCGTGATAATAACCGCGAAGCGCGCCTTTCTTTCCTTTCTCTGTGTGTGTACCAACACCCATGAAGTGAGTGCGAGTAGATTTCTTGTGTGCGAGGTCGTGGCTCATAGATGGAATTTTGGTTCGATAACTTTTCCAGTACCTTTGCATGATGGGCACAAATCTTTTTCAACGAGTCCTGTGCGTGCGCAGTAGTCGCAATCTTTGCCGATAGAATCAAACGTGGTGCGCTCGATTCCTGCTACTTCGACTGGATGAGCAACATTATTTTCATCAACTACATTAATCGTCGTCGGGCCTGAAACGATTTCTTTTTCTTTTTTGGAGGATGTCTTTTTGGTTGTCATATTTTTATTATATACCGTTGCGCATCAGTCAAGTTTATATCGTTGTGGATTACTTGGGGAGTGGTACTTGCGACAGCGATGGATTTGAAGGGACGCCACCGACTGATTCACCGCCAGGCGCATTTTGTGCAAATGGCTGACCCTGACCAGGCTGACCAGGAACTGCTTCAGATGGCGGTGTGCCAGGCGTTGTTTGCGGTGCAATCTGCTGCATCAAAGGCGCGAGCAATTGCTGCAAATCTGGGAAGTTCAATTGGCCATACAGCATCGGATTCGTGCGCCATAGCCATACTTGTGCAGCGGTCTGTTGTGGGTCTGGGAAGTCCAAAATCGTGAGAAGCGTTTTGATGTCGAGCGCGCCTTCCTGCCAGAGCGTAAGCGCTTGATTCATCTTCGTTATATCGTCCTTCGGGCGCATCGAATCAGGCACGACGGTGACAATCAATTTCTTATTCAGATTTGCCGCGCGCAATGTGACGTATTCAGTCGCCTTCAGCGTACCGAGCACTGCACCGAAGTGAATTTCATCGTAGAAGACTGCGTACAACTGCACGAGCCAGTTGAAGTCTGCTTTTGCAACACGCTCAATTGCTTCACCAATGCCGCCACCGATGCGGGAATTATCATGCTGCGTATTCAAAATCATTCCGCGCGCGGTCTGGTCTTCATCAGGTGGTGTCGCGGTGATGCCCTGTACGCCCCACGAATTGCGAAGCGTCTCTTTATCAATCTCAAGCTCTTTGAATGCAGCATCAGGGAATCCAGGTGCTTGCAATCGCACGATAGCTTCACCAATTGGGCCACCTGACGGAATCAAAACAGGATTGCCTTTCTTGAGTGCATCCGCTGCCTGCTTCGCGGTCTCCTGATTGAAATTGTTTTCAGAGAAAATGTCTGAGTTATTGCCTTTGGAAATGTTCGAATCAATCTGGTTTGTGCGCTTCGTGATGCGGTTTTGATTCGGGATGTTTTGCTCGATGAGGCCCGTAATATCGTGCGGCTGCTCACCAAGCGAGTACACAGAAAGAAACGTGTACGGCTTCAGCGGCTTTGCAAAATGATTCTGCCCTGGCAATTCCACAGGCAATCCGTATTCGTCTTCAGTATCCTGACCGTAATTGAAGAACTCGTTTTTGTGCTTATCGAGCACTTTTTCTTTGTAGGTAATGAAGCAAAATTCATCAGTCCACCACTCGGTGTAGACGACTGGCGTGCCCATCTGACCGCCAACGGAATCAGAAATGTACTGCTTGTGCTCAGGGAAAAGGTCAGCAAGGCGCTCTGCGCTCACTTCGATGCGCTCACCCAAATAGCCGACGAAATGGCCCTTGGTATCAACGTATCCTTTCGTGTCGAAAATAAAGTTTTGGATGCGGCGCACTGAGCATGTTACTTCATTGATTTCAGCGTCCCATCCCCATTTCTTTACGCCCAAGTAGTAGATAGACCACTGGCGAGTTTGGAGCGTCAAAAGTGCACGCAAATCGAGATAGTCAGCGTGATATGCGAGCATCGTTTTTACATCAGATGCAAGTGCATTTCCTTCAGGCGAATTATCGCAGTACACGACAGGCTCAGGATTTTTCGAAAGCGCAGCGGGATAAAACGTTTCAGCCGCTTCCCATTGTAGGTTTGCGGCAATCACATCATCGCTCACATACGGCGTGCCCTCGTTTTGCTTGCCGAGATAGTATTGCTTGTTCTTCTGCTGCTTCGCTTTGATGCGTGCTTCGTATCCAACATACTGCGATTCCCAGTCGTCACGCAACTCGAGCAATTGTTCATCGCTCATCGAAAGAGCGAGCACGTCAACACGCTCGCCCGATTCTCCTTCGAGATTACCGTCCTTTCCTGTGTGCACTTTGTTCAGGTCGCTTCCTACAAGCTGTGTGACTCCTTGAACGTTCAGTGCTACGGGGTCTAGGTCTGCCATTTAGTATTTAAATTCAGGTGTGCCCTGATATGTGAGGTTGAAGACTCGTAAATTAGAACGTTTTCACATCCGTAAATGAACTGTCTGTGTCCATATTGGATGAATAGGTAACGCTCAAGCCCCCAGTCGTTGCTTGGGACGACAAATACGCAGTATTGAGACCAGTAGTTGTCTGATACAAAGCGCTGTTTGCATTCAGTTGGCCGTCACTACCAGTAGAACAATACATTTGGTAGGGTTGCCACCAATCGTATTTGCGATACGGCTTTTCGATGTATTCAATCGTGCGAATAATTTCGCTGCGTGAATTGTTCGAAAGCTTTTGGACAAGCTCGCGAAGGAATTTGATTTCTTCCTTCAGGCTCTGCTTGTCGCGGTCTTCGTCATTCTCTTCGGTGAATAAAATCTCTCGTGCTTCATCTTTTGTAAGCAAGCCTCCTTTTACAAGGTCAGCAAGCTCTAGCGGGTCAGGCAATTTGCTCAGACGCCACTTAATTTTCTTCGTCATCGTGTTTTTTTATTCAACCTCACGTATCAAAGAACAGTGCATTCACTGTAGCATGCTAAAAAGAACTTTTGTCAAATGACAGGCGTGCATAACTAGAGTTCCACGCCGCCGCCTTGAAAATCGCTGGCACTGAATCCCGTTTGAATCACGGTCGCAGGCTTGATGGTCTTCGGGTCTGATTGCGGCGAAACGACGTTCACGATGTGGCCTGTTGGAATGCCCTCCAATCCCGTTGATGCACCAACGACGGTCGCCATTGATTGCCCGTATTTGTCGAGACCCACCAAGCAGTAGAGGCCTGTGTGCACATAATGGTCTGGGCCTTTGCGCTTCCACACGTACTCATTCGCATAGAGCGTTTTGTCGTCGCGTCCAGGCTGTGACTGGTTGTAGGTGTCTTCAACGCCTGCTTTCAGTACCACTTTCTCGCGGTAGATGTTATCGAAATGCGCTGCCCATGGTTGCCATTCTTCTGTCGTGCCATTGAGCACAATCAGGCCAGGGTCACGCAAATGCTCCACAAATAGCTGAATCATGTTATTGCGGTCAACGACAACGGTGCCGTATTCCTCGCCCTCGCCCCACTCGATGATAGTGCTCTTCTTCTTCGGCTTTCGGTAGTACACCAAGAACACACGGCCAGGAAATTCTTTCTGCAGCTTTCGAATACCAATCAAATCGCCGCCCTGGTCAGCAATGAGTTTTGCGCGCGGCCATCGAATGAGGAATGAACGCAAGCGGTCGTATGGGTCATAGAGTCCTTGTGCATCCGCAAGCTTCTCTGCTGTCGTCTCAGGCTCGCAGGTTCCGTAGTAAAAGAAGCCGTCCTTGTTGGCCAGTGAAAAGTGAATCGGCAGGCCTGTATCAACGCCAATGATGATGTCTGACGTTTGCTCATTGACCACATCCAAGCAATTTTTAAGCACCTGTTCTGAAGTGATTTTGTCGGCGCTCCCGATGAATGGAAGGCCCAACACATAGTTCCAAAAATATTGCTTGGTCTTCTTCGGGTCACGCCATGCTTCGATGATTTTCTTTGCAGTAATCCAGGCGCACATCATTTGAGAAATATGATAGCCACGGAAGATGCCTTGAGCCGTTGGAAGCCAACGCCCTTTGCGGCGCACATCATCAGAGAGTTCACCCTTGCAGCGCTTGCATATATAAATCTGGCGCTCAATGTCGATGCTCATTTTCGAAGGGTCTTTCTCGTCCCATTCAAGCACCTGCTCCATTTGGCAATGCGGGCACACAATGAACCATTCACGCTTGTCCGATTGCTCCCAATACACGCTGACGCCATGACCCACCAATGAAGGGTGCGAGAAATACCAGCGCCAGCCATCGGCAACGGCTTGTTGGCGCGTCTCGTATTGCGTAATGACATCGGGGTCAGATGCATCCACTTCGTCGTGAATGTTCAATTGCGAGGACACCATCATTGCTTGCTTGGCCGCAAACGTTCCACGGTAGTGGATGATGTTATTGCCAACGCTCTTTTGTTCTACTGTGTCGTGGTCACGCACCATTTCTTGCAGGATAGGATTTTGCGCAATCAAACGATTCACCTTTGAACCAACCATGTCGTCGCGGTCAGTCGCAGTGGGCAGTGTGTAGATGATGTCCTTTTTCTTTTTCTTGGCCACATAAAAGCTCTTCACAATCTCCGTCTCTGATGCACCGATTTGCGGTGGCTTCAGCCATACCTGCAGCGGTGACATATCGTTCAGAGGGTCTTTCATGAATGCATGGTCAGTAAATTCAAAAGGCAGACCATTGGAGGTTTTCATTTGGTGCTGCTTCACCCACGTATAGGGATACAATTCAGCAGCTTCGAGCACTTGCGCGTTTGTGTACTCTTTACCGTCTATCAGCATGTCCGTAGGGGGAGACTCGAACTCCCAGGTAGGGATTAGACCCTTACTGCTCTTGAGGCAGGCGCGTGTATACCATTCCACCACCTACGGTTTTCATTTGTTTGATTGCTTTCTTCTCTGCAATCCATCGGCGTTTCACGATGAGATATATCGCATGCACATCGAGTCGCCTGTCATACGAGCGGACTTTGATTCGTTCGGCTTCCCGCCAAAACTTCTTGTCCTGCTCGTTGGTAATAATCATACGGCCTCTTCGGTCATTTCGTTATAGACCTCCTGTGAATGCGGCTCCGTGATTTCTCCTTCGACAAACTTGATGCGTGAGCCGCTTTTAATCAATCGCACCTGTCCTGTCTCTGCATCTACCACTTCGATAGCGTGCGGGGCGCGTGTGCCGTTCTTTTTATTCGCTTCCCACATACAGCTATCGGTAAGAATAAACGTGCGTTGTGTGTCGTCCATGGTGTCTCGATTAGGTGAATATGTATAAATTTTCTCGCTCATATAAGCTCGAACTCGTATAAATCATCCGCTATCTTCCGCATGCGCACCAATTCAGGATTGAAGCCAAAGACGTATTTATTATGCTGATAACCGCGCCCTTTGCCCTCAATGAAGTAGTGACGCTCTTCGTGATTCATCGTGCTCGTCCATCGTTCGAGTTTGAGCTTTGGTCTCTTTTTCATACTACTAGGTCTGTGATCGCCTTTGCACTCTTGATGATGGCGTTCTTCGATGGCGTATCGCTGAGGTTGTCTGCTATATCCGCTATTTTTACTGCGACGGCATCTGAGTTTGTGCGTACGCGCTTAATATAGTCCTCATATGTCTCACCTTCTTCCCGTGTGAGGACAAGGACTGTGTGGGCAATTTCTATACCAAAAAGTTCTTTGAGTTCAGTATATGTCGCGTCTGTATCTTCGAGCACATCGTGGAGGAGAGCGATAATCTTTTGCGTCTCAGTTTTAACCTCTTGCGAGACTCTTATGGGATGAATGATAAAATTATCTCCATTTTTACGTTTCTTGCCTGCATGCTTTGAGGCAGCATATTCGAGTGCTTTCTTATAAAGATTCATACGCCATTGAGCTTATCTGCGAGTGCTTTGATTTCGGGAGACGGTTCTACGTCCACATTCACGTTGAATGTCTTTTCAGGCGCATAGCTGCCACGCAATTTGTAAGCCATATCGAGCGCATCCTTTCGAGCGCGTGCATCCATTGACCAGAAATATACGTGACGCCCCGTTTGACCGTGCACAATCTTTCGCACAGTGCAATTCACGCTCGCGAGCAAATCTTTTATATCGTCATCGGTGAGCGGCGTCATTTGCATTGCCTGTTCAGCATCGAGCATCGTTTTTATTTCTGGCTGCATTTTGCTCAAATCTAATGCTTCAGCGCGCGATTCAGGCCCGAGTGGAAATACCATATGGTCGAGACGTTTTGCATGCATCAATTCCTTGTGCGCTTTCGCCAATGATTCTTCGCTCAGAAATTCTTCCATCAGTTGCGGCCACGCCTTTGATTCCGTCAATTTCTGCGGGTTGTGCGCCATTGCATCAGAGTAGCCAGCTTGCTTCATTGCCTTAGAAACGTTTCCACCATTTTCAACCGTGAATTTTGCAGCACGTTTTTGCTTAATTGTGGCTTTAACTGGGGGCTTTTTAGTTCTAGCCATATAAATATTATGCCACGTCTTTCTGTTGACGCGAGAGCCATTCAACTACTTTGCTTCTTGCTTGCTCTTCGTCGCTCTGAATAGCGATAGCATTGTGCTCAAATTCCATTGCAGTACCACGCATGAGGGGGAGTAATACAAAGCGTAACGGGGACGTGCGTGTGGCCACCGCCACAAAGCACTTCCCTCTCCAAAATGCCCATATATGCTTGAACTCACATTCCTGATTGATGCTCTTCTTCCACTCACTCTCGTGAATGACTCCCTCTGTGGTTTGCTCTGGCGCTGGTACAACGAGAATCATGGTTCAAAAGAATATTCCAATAGCTACTGTCGCCCAAATAGCTGCATACAGAGAGTCGCCTAGATGCGCAGGTGCACAGTATGCGATAACTGCGACCGCGCCCCACACAGATGCTATTGCTGCTCCTTTACTAATATTTTCCATGGTTGGTATTTTTCTTCGTAAGATGCCATCCCCAACACTTCGGGCACTGATACACGCGCACGTCCTTTCCTCTGGCTCGACCGACATTATGTTTCATGTGCTCAGCTTCATTCTTGCTATAGATATTTTTGCCGCCACATGTGCCATTGAACGGTTTCATGACGTTTCACAGGTTGAATGATTCGAGATTGAGTTTTATCGGATTGCCGAGAGGCTTTGCACTCTCCTGCTGCTCTAAACGCTTGCTGAGTGTTTGCACCGCCCTCATAGATTCCGCTCGTAAATCACACTGCGCGCATTTTGAAGGGGCCACAGTCATGTTTGCCTTTCGCAATTGCTGCACTTGGATTTGCAGATTCTTAATTTCCCGCGATAAATCGCGAATCATCTGCTTGTAATATTCCGACGACTGGTTCACTGAGCGCCACGTTTCATCGGCTATGGGGTATATCGTTGCGCTGTCACTGTAATAGCCTGGACTCATACAACGTGGTCTGGCTTCTTGCCGTCATGCGTAAGGAATCCCTCTAATACAGCATGGGGCGCTCCACCGCGTATACGCACTTTTTTGCCGAAGCGCAAGCCTTCCGCAGTCCAGTTGCCATCTTCTTGCTGTGTGATTGTGATTACAGGTCTCTCCATACTAGGTTATTTTATCGAGTTCGCGCTGCAGCTTTTGTATGCATGAGGCACATACTTCTACCTGCGACATCGCGCGCATTCGCATCGGCGAGATAAATACATCGCGTCTTTTAACAAAGAACTTCTGCCTATTGCACCCCCTGCACTGTTTCCTGCGCAGAAAGGAAGGCCATGGTATTTTTAAGCGCATACTTTTTTCGTTTCTTTTTGCGGCGCGCCAATTCTAATTCTATCTCCCTTCGACCCTTGGGAGACCAATCCTCATTCAGGAATACTTTCAGCTTTTTTGTTGAGAAATAGCGTAAAACTCGCATAGTTACATTACTTGGGATGGCCCCATTTGGGCAGGCACTGCCACCTTTTCCATTTCGATACCGACGCGCGCCGTGAGAATCGTTGCCGCTACAGAGATTGCATTGCGCACGGAACTCATGGTCACTGATGCAGGGTCAACGATTTGAGCCGCCCACATATCAGTGTACTTCCCGCTGCGAACATCATAACCGTAAAAGTCACCTGACTTCACATTCGCAATGAATGCATCGCCGTCTTCTGCACCCGCATTCTTGATGATTTGCCACATAGGAACTTTCAGAGCGCGACGCAAGATATTGCCGCCAAGTGTGTCTGGCATTTTGAGTGACGCTTGCAGCAAAGCGACACCGCCGCCCGCTACAACACCTCCATGCAATGCCTGATATGCAGCATTGCGAGCGTCTTCTACCTTGAGGCGCTTATACGAAAGCGCTGCATCTGTAGGTGCGCCAACGAAGAGGCGCGCAGTCTTTGTATTCAGTCGCGCCGCGCGTATTTTCGACTCATCGTCATCGGATTCGCTCAGTGTTTTGATGTAGTCAGAGATGTCGAGCGTGCCATCCAAGAAGGAGTTATTTTTATCCGCCAAGAAGCTGCCTACCTTTCCGAGGTGTTGAATGCGCAATTGCTGGAAGTTGAGGCCCGCTGCAGGGTCAATCACTGTCGCGCCTGTGAGCTTTGCCAAATCTTCGAACCATTGGTCTTTCCATACCGTCGGAAGTTTCACAGCGATAACACGGAAGCCATTTTTGAAGCGCGTGGTTACAAGGTCAGGAATGACTGTCGGCTCCATTTCATCGCAAAACATTACGAGGTCGCGCACGTTTTTATTCACCAATTGCCCAATGATGGTTTCCAAATCGCGGCGCGCATTCGTCAGCTTCTGCTTGGTGATAAGCACGGTTGCGTCACGCGCAGTCGCTGCATTCATTGGCTGCATGGTCTTCTCATCCACATCAGCGAGATACGGTGAAACGAGTCCCGCGTCATCCACTTTCACACCGCTGCCGATGCTGTAGTGGTCGTCGAATGTCTTTGAAACGTCAGGGTATAGAATGCCGTCCTTCCCTATCTGCTGATAGATTTCCTGAATGAGCGCGCCAATCTTTGGGTCTTCGGCGCTCACTGATGCGACGGTGCCTACATCGTCCACCGTGATTTCTTTCGTTTGGTCTTTCAGCGCCGCTTCGATAATCGGAATGCACTCTTCAAGCGAGCGCTTCATATCCATTGCGGTTGCGTTGTATGTCGCGCCTTCTTTGATGATTGCCTGCGCGAGCGTCACTGCCGTCGTCGTGCCATCGCCACCGTGCTTGTCTGAACGTGTGGCAATTTCTTTCATGACATTTGCCCCCATCATTTCCACAGGGTCTTCCAGGTTAATTTCACGCGCTATCGACACCCCGTCATTCGTGACGATGTAGAAGGGATATTCAAATTTCTCGATAATGGCGTTATAGCCTGCCGCGCCAAGCGTCCCCTTCACTGCGTCTGCTACTTTGTTTGCGCCCGCAATGAGCTTCGCGCGCGCTTCATCCCCTGTGTGTAGATTCTCTTTCATGACTTGTTTTCAATTACTGCCATTTTAATTTTGGTAAATTCCTCCTGTGTCAGCATGACCTGGAGCACGCGGCGCGCAGGTGGCATTTCGTCATAGCGAGGGTACTTCCGCCTATCCTGCTCTTCAGGCGTAAGCTCCACAATCTCGTCGATGTACATGGTGAACTTGAGAGGGTTCATGATTTTTTGTAATGAATTACTTTGCCAATAAAGCCAAGAAGAAAAACGATACCCGCCGCCTGCCAGAATGTGATTATCGGCAGCTTAAAGACCGCAGGCATAACGAAATTCCATACGACTTCGAAGAGAAACGCGCTCAATGCAAACGCGCCGCATACGAGCGCCGTAATGCCTACTATTGCGATGACGATTGCGAAGAATTTCATAGTTTTACTTCAGGATATTCATGAGCAAAATATGGGTCAGAGGGCTGGAGAGCAAGACGTATGTGATAAGACAAATAGACATCATTAGGCACGTTGTAAGGAAAAAACTTGCAATCCGCACACCGAGCGCAACGCTCTTCGATTCCGTTTGACCATTCTTTGACGATTCTGTAGTCATGGAGCCAGTTTCCGATGCATTCACTATTCTGATAATGCGGGTTGTTCATATGCGCAGATGGCTGTTTCTTTTACGACCCAACGCTCCGAGCCGTCTTCCGAAACGTACTTCTTCGCAAGCCACGCATCGAAGTACACAACGTCACCGATTTCCCAATCCATTTCGTAATCTCCAGTGTCCGACAATCCAACGATTTTACCCTTCTCTTCATATGTGGTTTTTTGGGAAGCAACTATCGCCTTTTCTTCGAGCGGCGCTATCTCTATAAAGTCTTTGATAACTTGAAAGCTCATGCGGGTTGTTCCTGATTAAAGTCGCGGTCTAATGTTTCGTCCGCGCTCATGTCTACTACCTTCGCCATGCCGACAGGTGCTTTCGGCTGCACATCCAAATGAATTTTTTCCTCCCCTTTCGGCGTCACTGTTGTTTCAACGTGACCCGCCAATTTCCACAGATTCTTCAAGCGTTCCCAAGCGTTCATATCTGTATTGGGCTGCGCACTGGCACCTCCGTGGTGTCAGCCAATTCCGTGCGCACGACAAGCTCCCATGTTCCCCTATCATTGGGCACAAACATGGGCTGCGAGACAAAATCTATGTGAAATTCGTCGATGAGTTGCTTGTAACGAATGAGAAATTCTTCGCGACGTTTTTCAAAATCGGTGGGCTGCACTGCAGAGTTTTCAGGCATGCATAGCATTATACCCCTGCCAAGCAACAGGGGTTTTATGCAACTGTGGATTACTTGTGCTTACGTGGTTTGTCCCAGTAGGGGCTTTTGCACTCTTTGTTGGCGCAGACCTTCGGGTGCTCTACGCGGGCCACCCACTCATGGCCGCATCGCTTGCACTTCAGTTTGAGCAGTGACATGTGCTTGATTCCCATAGTCGTTCTAGCAATCTATCACGATACTCTTGGATGCAGCGGCGAGAATCGGCTGCGTATCGCTGAAGCTCATCGCCATCAATTTCGTATTCGTCATTCATATTATTGAATCTCTCGAAGCTCTTCTAATTCCTCTTCCGACGACCAGATAGAAGAGACGCCTTCCCATTCCTCATTGACCGCTTTGAACATGCGCAATGCAATGCTTGGCTTTTCGTACCCGTAGTTTGCGGCGAACTCGTCAATGTCTTCCTCCACGGGGTATTTGGTGAGGCACGAGAGCACGTCATATGCAGTCGGGCCTCTGCGCGTAGCGCGATTGCGATTCTCGTCAGTATTGTTTATGGAATCGCCGTAACGGAAGGTGTATGCCTTGTCGCCGCGCGTAAGTGAAATGCTGTACACATCGCGCTTCTCTTTGTCGTCATCAAAGTGCTTCATGCACCCAAGGTACGTTTTGTGCATTGTCACACCCGTCTTCTCAAGAAAGTCTCTTGCTTGTTTTTCGTAATCCATATTAGCGAAGGTAGACCGCGCCGTATTGATTGACTCCACTAAGGCCAAGGTCATCAGCAAAGATATTGCTGCGCGCATGCTTGGCAGGCTTGCGCCACGTCTCAGCTTTGAGCACATCGCCATTGGTCATATCAATGAAGCAAAACGACGAGCGACCGTCAGTCAGGCGGCAATATTTGCGAGCTGGTTCGCCAAAGAGGTGGATGTTGTATTTCTCATTCACGGCTTTGATGAATTTCTCCATTTGCTTAGTAATGTCTTTCATACGAGGCTCAGGCGAGTGTCTTAAATGTTTCTCTCTGATTACCCATGAGTATATACCCATAAGTAATAATGTCAAGCGCCCTGTGGATAGTGAAAAAAGCTCCCCCGTGTGACCACTGCGGTCGAGGGGGAGCAAGTCAGGGAGGAAACTCACTTATTATACAGCATGCGGACGGCACGCTGACGCGCACGTTCCTGCTGGCGCTGTGCTTTCCATTCGCGTTTGCAGTTGCGGTGGTGAAAGACGAGCCATCGAAAGACGGCCCAATCCCAGACGCGCGGGAGCGCGCGAGCATTGAGGCCAATCGGTTTGTGACAGTTGGCGCAACACTTCATCGTAACCCCTCCGCGCGTGCTTGTTGGTCGAGCGATGACCGATAGAGCTTCGAGTGAGAGCGCATGAAGCGCGCTCTGCACAGTTCGCAATCGAAGACGTGTATCACGCCTTGGTCGTCCCGCCAGAAATACTTCTGAGTGACGATGCGTTCACAATCTTCGCAGTATTCCACACAGTCCATGTCTCACCCCTTTGGAATCCCCATGAAGCACAGCAAGCGGTCGCACGGATTCGCGAACGTTGCATTGGGGTTCTTGTTCACGCACGCATGCGCGCGCGTCCAGTCGGGCGATTTGCCCTTCACGACATAGTGCTCCTGATTCACGGGGCACCATGCGCCGAGAATTTCAATCTCGACTCTGCCATCTTTCTCGCGCCATTCGTTATCCGCGAGGTCGCCGCAATCTTGATTGTTGCAGCAGTTGCCCGTCTTCAATGACGACCAGCCGCTGTATTCGTTGTGGCCCTGCGCGTGGTTGTGCTGCGCCTGCGCTCCGCACGCCAGAAAGCTGATGAGGATGCACCAAAGCAAAAGTTTGCAGATGATGTTCACTGCTGCCTCCTTTCTTTCCTCTTTTTAGTATGACACCTTCTCGCGGCGCGTAGGGAAGTTATACCCCTCTGCATTCATGCCAAAAACAAGCGCGTATTCTTTGAAATAACAGGCCGCACACATATCTTCAATGCCCTCTGCGAGAGAGCGTTCACACGCACATATATGGGAACTCATGCCGTTGCTTTTTCTTTTTGACCCCAGCGTTTAAGTGCTCCGAGCTTACCCGCCTTTTTGTAGTGCTCGACTCCGTGCACTTTCTTGGTGGCATTACCACCCTTGCGTCCCGCTTTCGATAGGTGGACGGTTCCGTGACGCTTTAGGGTGGTCTTGCCGCCTTTCTTGTGAAAATTCATGCTATTAACAGTAGCACGTTCACAAGGCAAGCTAGTCTCGAATCTGTGGACTACTACTTGATTTCTCGAACGAGTTCAGGCTGCGTCGTGAGCTTCAATGGTTGGTCGGCAAGCATGTACTCGCCATTCCATTGCACGTATACGCCATCAGTCGTCCAAAAGAAAATGTAGTCGCTTGAATGACCGTATGTACCGTCAAGCTCTGGCGCTTCAGTCGAATAGAGCGTTGCAGTGCCGTCACCACTCGGGTCAACGAATCGCTCTGAAGCTGTCAGGCGTTTCGAACCCGACGTGATTTTTCCTTTTACGGTGTAAAACGCCATCACCTTGCCGAATGAAATCAGGTAGATGTAACTGATTTTGTTTTCATCCGAGAAGAGCGTCAGACGCTTACTGATGTTGATTCGCTCAAGTGACGTATCGAGATGAGGGATACTCACGGAACTTTCGAGACGATTCTGCTGCTCAGCGACCGTTTCCTGTTCCTGCTGTTGCTGGTAACTCGCATCGCTCGTGCATGGAGTGAAGAACCCGCATGCATATGCTCTCGTCGTAATCGCCGCAAATCCCGCCATCGTGAGCATCACGAGAAGCGAAACGATTGTAACTCTGCGTGCCATATTAGAAGGGCATCAGATTAAAGAATAATGGTAGGTCTTCCTCAAAGAGGGAGCGGTCAGCTTCTTTCATGCGCGCGTTGTACTCGCCTACCAGCGAATTGTATTGCGCCTTCTGACCCTGAGCGACCGCGCGCAATCGCGCGTCCTCATTTTTGTCTTCGAACGTCCAGTCCTTTCGCGGGCCAGCCGATGCTTCGAACGACGTGACCGCTGTATCTGACTGGTCAATCGTCACTTTCAGCATCAGGATTGCCTGCTCGCGCTCTTTGAACCAGTGATAGTTGTAGAGCACGTTATTTGCGTCGTATGTCTTTTGGATGATGTCGCGGTTCGCTTGAATCTGCGAATCGAGCTTCAACCACGGAAGCGTAATGATTCCCAACGCTGTGCCCAATAGCGAGAGTCCGAAGAGTCCCGCGAGAATCAGCACGAAATAGCCGAATGCTTTCATACTACTTCGATGTCTTTAACGCCTCTGGCAGCTTGGTGAGGTCGATACCGAGACCTTCAAACATCTGCCCCAGGTCAGCACCTGTTTTGGCGTTCATCGGAAGGCCCAAGATGTTGCCACCTTCGCCGCCCGTGACGATTTTAATGTTTGCGTTCTTCGCAATCTCCGCATACGCCTGCGCAAATGCAGCCTGGATTTCCACGGATGCTTTGATTTGCTCAAGCGAGATACCAGCGTCATTGAATTTCTTCAATGCCTCTGCCATCGCGTCTTTCGCCTTTGCTTCCGCGAGACCTTGCGCTTCGATTGCTTCCGCTTTCGCTTTACCCGTGAGAGAGACAACGTTCGCTTCTTTCTCTCCCTTGATGCGGATTGCCTCTCCTTCTCCTTCCGCTTGCGTAATCGCGGCCTCTTTATTCACGGTCGCCTGTCCGACTGTCATGACCTTGAGCGCTGCAACTTTCTGCTCGTTTGTTTTCGCAGTAGCGACAGCAATTTGCTGCTCCTTCTCCTGCTCTTTGATTCCGAGCGCAGTATCACGGTCAATTTGACTCGACTGGAAAACCTTTTCGGCATCAGCCTTTGCGACTTCAGCTTTCTGACGGTTTTGTTGTTCCGCCTCCACTGCTTCACGGTCACGCTGCGCTACAGCGATGCGCGCCTTCGACTGCACTTCCGCTTTGCGCATGGCCTCATAGTTGTGAATGACCTGCGAGCCTTCTTGGTCGCGAATATCATTCACTTCGAGATTCACCAATTGCACACCCCACGATTGCAACACAGGGTCTACTTCGCCCGTGACGCTCTGTGAGAATGTTTTGCGGTCGCGCATGATGTCGAGAATTTCCTGCTTCATCGCAGCAGCACGCGCGATTGCCTGCACGATTGCAATAAGGTCTTGATGAAGCGAACCGAATACGTCTCCACTATTGAAATCGAGACGTTCCGCTGCTTTCACAGGGTCTTCAATGTGCAACCATGTAACCACATCGCAGAGAAACGGCGCGAGAAGGTTGTCATTTAAAGGAATGTCTTTAATGTCGAGCTTCACGTTGGTGAGTGGCATGACATACCGCTTCATTAGAAACGGCACATAGAAATACGATGTCTTGCCATCCACGCCGTCTTTTTTGACTGGCGATTTTATCTTTCGACCGCGACCCATGAACACGATGACGTGAGCCTCGTTAGGGCCGACCACTCGATAGCACGAGAGGAAGAAAATAATGAACGCACCTATTAATAGAGCACCTGCACCAATCAGCAACATATGTGCTAGTTGTTTAATCCACTATACTAATGAGTGAATGATACGGCATCAGAGTTGCTTGGCAATGCAAAGGTGTGGAAAAGTCCACTTTAGTTGCTTGACATGATTTACCTGCTTGCTATACTTTTCGTCAGACAAGAGTAACGCCTACTTGGTTCGGTCTAAAACCGAACTGGGTTCAGCGTCAACAAAAAAACTTGTCTAGCACTTTTGCAAAATAGAGTGCGAGTCTCGTATCCTTTGCTCCCCCGCTTCTTACGAGGCGGCGGGGCAGAGGAGCGGTTTAACCGCTACTTAGAAATTAATTATGTCCAAAACTTCTCAGATTGAGGTAATCAATCAGGAGATAAACAGACAGCTTGCCAACGCCGAAGTCGGGCGTGCGCTCCTGGCGACGACCTTCAAAGGTCTGACCGCTGTGACGATGAAGCAAGCAATCATGGAGGGAATGATTCGCGGCTTTCGCTTCGAAGACTTCCTGAAAAAGAATGTGTACGCCATCCCGTTCAGGGATAGGCAGAACAACAGGGATTCATACTCTCTCATCACATCCATCGACTACGCGCGCAAAATTGGCGCGAAGAGTGGCATTGTGGGGAAAGATGCGCCCAAATACGAAATGGATGGAAAGCACATCGTTTCGTGCTCTGTGACCGTGCACAAGAAGACGGGCAACTACATCGGTGACTTCACTGCTGAAGTCTACTTTGATGAGTTCGACACGGGCAAAAACCTGTGGGTCTCAAAGCCGCGCGTCATGATTGCAAAGGTCGCAGAGATGCACGCGCTTCGCAGCGCCTGCCCTGAAGAGCTTTCGCAGCTTTATGCTGAAGAAGAGCTTGAATCAGAGAAGGTAGAGCCGATGAAACCGTACACGGTCGCGCGCGTGATTCCTGCTGAAGATGATGAAGCAGGCGGATACCACGCCGACCCTGAAGTACCGAAGGCAGACGAGCCAGTGAATGAACCAGTGGCTGAAGTCGTGCCCGAAGAGCCAGCGGTCGAAGAAAAGCCGCGCGACGTGAAGGTCATGAAAAAAGAGATTGCCGACCTTCTCTACAAAAAGGCCAAGTTCACATCGCTTGGAAAGACGCAGGACAAAATCAGTGACAAGATATTTGACCTCGTAGGCATCGCCTACAGGGAAGAAAATTATCCAGCGATAATCGAAGAGCTTCAAAGCCTATGATGAAAACACCTGACCAAATCACGGTGGCGTACTTGGAATGCCTCGTAATGCCAAACGGAGAGGTCATCTGCCTCGGAAAGACTCTGGGGTGGACAGATAAACTCGGTGAATATCTGACCCCAAAAACCGAGCTTCAACACGTATGACCAAAAAGGCACTCGCAAATCTTCAGAAGCAAATGCATGAGTATCACCAAAAGATTCTTCAGAATGGTGGCGCACTCACGTATTACTTCTGCCATCATTGCGGTGAAATGATTCCGACGGTTCAGCCAACTGAAGACCTCGTATCGAGCAAAGGTTACTGGGACTCGGCAACGACATGCATCAACTGCGGTGAAATGAATTTCGTAGCGACATACCCGAACGGAAATACTGATTCTCAGCCAATGCCATTCCCGAAGAAAAGAATTATCCACGTCTATAAACCAAATGTGGCGCGCAAGCCCGCATTCTCAAAATAGCTATGGCCAAAAAAGCAACGAAAAAAGCAAAGGCACCCGAGAAGTCGGCATACGAAATCGCCAGTGAACTTCTCGAAGTGCGGTCAGAAATGAATGTGCTCAAGCAGGCAGAAAAAGGTCTCGCAGATGAGCTTCGCAAACGAATGAAATCGGGCGAGCAGCAAGACATCTTCTACTTTATGCCTGTGACCTCTCTGAAAGTGCTCAATGGCGAAAAAGCCATGGCATGGGCACAAAAATACGCTCCCAAAGCCATTACCATAAACACCACGACGGCGCGCAAAATCTTCATTCAAGACGCCCTGACTGGTTCGATGGGAACGCCTGAAAGCAACGGCTTCGCGCTGACAACAACCGAGCAATTGCGGGAGGTGAAGGCTAAAGGCGATGAGCCTGAAGCTGGATACGACATTGGTTAATAGTTAAGAAATACCGCATGGATGAGGAAGACGAGGACGAAACTCTAGTAGACGATTCCGAAGAGGAAGAGTCGGTCGAAGAGATATTAGAAGAATTAGAGGACTTGGAATAAATATGGCAAAGCAAATAAATTTGACCATTGGTGACGAACGAATCCCGAGCAATTGGCACGTAAGCATCTTGGCTCGCGCCTTCGACTCGAAAGAGTTGAAAAAGATTTGGGAAGCGTACAAAGCGGCTCGTTTCCGCGATGGATACGCGGCAAAGCCGCCAACTGATGTGCAGAAAAAGATGGCGGAAATGAGAAAGAAAGGGATTCGCACTTCTGAAATCGCACGACAGTACAAGGTGCCAACGCATGTTGTAGATGTCGCAGTTCGAAAGGTCGCAATCTGGCAATACCTTCACGCCTAATTGCCTCCATATTCTGTCCCTCACGCCCTGCGGGGGACAGAAATATGGAAAAGAAAATAAAAGATTTGCGTTTATACGATTTGCCACGCATGACACCCTTGCGATTGCAAGATGCTGAAGGCGAATGGTTCAATGCGATGTTCCACAATCTCGATGGAATGTATTCCTATATCGAAGTCACTGACGGGCCACACAAAGGAAAGGCGGTGCATTTGGCAACCTGGACACCAATGAAAAAGGTTAAAGACCATTACGAGATAGATTACAAGCGTGCATGAAAACAACGAAAGGCACTGTCGAAGACATGCTTAGGAAATTCCCGAAATTCCGCGAGCGCAAACATAAAGATGCGGGTATCACGTATTTTTTGGTAGAAGAATCGCCCGAATTGAAAAAGGTGCCTCGCGAGCTTCTTGTGAAATTCGCCCAGGATTACGCTTCCGCTGACCGCGCATGGCGTCAGTCGCTAGAAAAGCACCCCGAGCTACGCGGCAGTGACTACAACCAGAAATTCGACCTTACCAGGCAGCATAGGTTAAAATTAGGCTATCGCTCATGAGAGACCGCATCAAAAAAGCATACGATTGGTATAGAGAAAACTACCTTTTCGTGTGCGGCTTTGCTGCATGGATTATGTACCTCTATGTGACCCCATGGATTTTCACCTTTCACTGGTTCGGCGATGGCTTTGTGGGAATGCTGGCTTTCATAACGGTGTGGCTTCCGCTCACCTACGTCGTCGGCGATTTGGTCATGCATGGAGTATTTCGAAAGATGATGCGAGAGCGCATCGAAAAGGAAGCAGCTATCGAAAAAGCGATGGTAGATGGATACAACGAAGTGCTCAAGGAAATGCGCAAATCATGATATGCAAGGCGTCAAACGGGGTGCTCATGTTGGTGGTAAAGATTATCGCAAGAATGATTTTTATTGGGCTGTCGTGTATGGCAATCACATTACTGCAATTTATCCACGCCAAGCAGATGCGCGTACTAGCGTGGTTCACAACAACGTTCGGTGGGAACAGCACGGGTGGGGTCGGCCCTGGCGAATCGTCCGCTTCCGCTACCGCTTCAAGGGCACGGAGATAGATTCCTACTTACATAGCTTCGAACGTAAGGAAAAACCAAAAAAGCGCGTATGAGTTGTTGTTCATGGTGCGAAGCGTCAGATGGCAAAGGGGGACTGGATGAATGCTCAAATCCTGATTGCGAATGCCACAAAGACGATGGGCAGGAAAATGAAATCACGTTGGGCGCAGATTCTTTCTTGGGAAAAATCATGAGGTTTTTTGGAGGTGTATGAAGAATCCGTTTGATGCATTAAAAGCAATAGAGCGACTTGTCGGGTCGGACTTCGGCATGGATATGGAATTTTATCTGGTAGACAAGCCGAAAAAGAATAAAATTTGGCTCAAGAAAAATTTGCGCCAGGCAGCAAAAATAATCACTGACATATATGTCATCGCGCATGCTGAAGGCCCGTGCGGGGGTCATCCAAATTGGGAAAATAAGAAGTACGAAATCCTTAAAAAATATGAAGCGTAATACGATGCAGGAGGAAGTAGAGAAAATGGTCTATGTACTCTGGTCATTTCGAATGGGCCACGGGTATTCTCAAAAGGAAACTGCGGAAAAGTTGGGGTGCGAACAAACCTATATTTCGATGGTGGAAAATGGCAAGCGAGTACCCAGTATTGACTTCCTGAATCGTTGGGCACGTTTGTATGATATGAAGATTCATCTTAAAATTGGCGCATGATGGCAGTCTTCTCTGTAGAAACGGTGGTGCATGAGAAAGACATCGCAAAGCTGTGTTTCGATTTGGAATTGAAAGCAAGCAAGATAGCGGGCATTGATGTGGTCGCATCGGATTACAACCTCGTGAATCTCTCGGATTGGCTCGATGTCGATACACAAATGCCTGAAATGGTCGCCTGGATGCAGGGAGAATACAAGCTCGATAAAGATTCCGCGCTCTACCTTTCATGCCTGCCTGTGAAGCTCATCGCTCTGAATATTTTATTAGGGGATTATAAAGTCACGGAAATATGAGCGACCAAATCAACAAACTCGACAACAAAATGATGCTGGAGTTCAACCGCCCGCAGAAGAAATATCGCGTGACGCTTGAAGACGTTGAGACTGGTGAAGTGCTCTACCGCTGGCTCTCCTATGGCGGTCTCGGATGTTCTGTTGAGCAAGTGCGCAGCTTTGGCGCAGAGATAGAAGGGCAGCACCAAATCTTTGCATGGGGCCACCCAATGATTCAGTGGTACGGTCTCGACCAGCAGCAAAAATGGTTCCAGGCGCATGGCGCGAATTTCGTGGACGTGCTCGAAAAGTGCGGCATCGTGCAAGGCGGCGGTGACTTTTTAAAAGAAATGTTCAGCAAAACAAAATGAAACTTTGGGTAGACGATATTCGCAATGCACCAGATGACACATGGACAGTCGCGCGCACCGTACTCTCGGCAATCCGTGCGATTTCTAAATTCGATTTTGCTGAAATATCACTTGACCACGACATCTCGCATCAGGTCGCTGTTGGCGCACTCTCACGTCCCTACCCGTGTGAAGAAACTTTTGAGAGCGTGGCTCACTATATCGTCGCAGTCTACGGATATGCCCCAGGCGCAAAAAGGCCAAAAATAATCGTGCACTCATCGAACGTGGTAGGTTCAGAAAAAATCATGGACATCCTGAAGCACGCTGACCTGGAAATAGAATACAAACCAATGGGTCTCGCCAACCGCTTGGAAATGGAGGTATGAAATTTGTACGCCTCATTTTTGCAAGCCCGCTCTTTATTCTTGGAGGAATTTTCATGACCATCGGCTGCATTCTCACGCTTTCGAGCGCCATCATCATGGGCACACAATACAGAGATATGCTCAATGACGCATTGCGCAAAATACTGCCCCCAGTAGAATAAAGGCTGCGGGTGGTAGGTCAGTTATCTTGATGGTCTCATAAGCCGTCGCAAATTGGTGCAACTCCAATATCCGCTACCAGGGGATGTAAAGGCATAGAACTGCCCAAAGCGAAAGCTCCAGCAGTGACGAGGGTTCGATTCCCTCCGTCTCCACAAATCAGGTTGCCGAAAAACGGGTGGCCTCACCAGCCACGGTTTCCCTCAAAAGGCGTTGGGTGTAGGAATGAAAAACAAAGATGAAATAAAAATACGATTCGGCGGATGGAATTATCCTGCACCATATAAATATTTTAGAGAAAGGTTGCGTAGATTTTGGATATATGAATTTCAAGAGGAAGCACTATCGCTCGAAGACGATGAAGAAGTGCTCGATTTGCGGCTCTCAGCGAAGAATATTCGGCGATAAACAGCACCCAAAAAAGAAGTATCGTCAGGTTGCTCAAGAAAATAAAATTCGCCTTCTTCGCGAGGCTCAGTACGCTTAACCATTCCGTCCTTCACGTCATGGCAATCGCGGCATAGAAGCTGCCAGTTCGATAGCTCGTCTTTTCCTCCTTTGCCGACAGGTATTACGTGGTCGAGCGTCAGGCGCGGCGTTTTCCATTTGAGAATGTTGTATGCGGCATGCGGGCAATTTGGATTATTGCATTTCCAGCCATCGCGCTTTGCGACCAAAAATTTTGCGTGCTTTTTATTTCTAAGTGAATTTGGGCGGCGCTTCGTCCATCGCAATCGCGCCATTCGTCGGCGATAGTCTTTGTCCCAATTCCAACGGAACCCGTACAGCCAGGTGTATTTAGTGCGGACGAAAACCGCAAATAGAATTTCGTATTTGATGCGTCCCCAGTATCCGAGCTTTCGTATATGCGCCCAGTGCGCCTCTCTCTGTTTTTTCTTGCTGCGCATTTTTAAATAAATTTCGCCGAAATATTTTCATTTCTTGTATTGGAAGGTTTTATTTATTCTTCATAGATTGTTGTATGCGCCCCCCTCCCCCAAAAAAGCGAAAGCTTTTCTGAGTTTGGGCGGCGCAGGTTCATTCATTCCCCATGAGTCGTCGGCTGTTTTATCGGCACACCGAGCCTGCGCGAGAACAGGTATATTTTCGTGCTCCTGTTATACCCCCCAGCACGTTGAATCATTAAAACATGATGAAGGGAAGGGTGCTGCCTGCTACTACCTGTGGATATGTGAATTGCATTAATTTTGCTGCTTGCTATTGTAGCGCGTAGGGCGTGTGGGTGAATATGCTGCTATGCACGGCAAAACCACTTCGTTTCATTGAAAACCCGAAAGGGTGAGTAGGACGTACAGGGGCGACCGCTGAGTACGGTATGAAGGTTCCGTGGCCAACTAAAAATCAAAAGACGTTGAAATCTTCTAGATTAAATTAGTGCAGAGGCCACCACGTTGGGGAGTAATTCATTGTGTTTGCTTGACCTTTCGAGAGCGTTTGGGGGAAACCTTGGACGAAGCAGACTGGAATGGCGGCATCTTGAAGTCCTTTCTCGCGCCCTATTCTAAATACTATGAAACAGCCAGGGTGGATAAAAAATGCATACAGAGGCACGGATGTGCCTTGGGCGCGTACACAGTCTCAGATATACAAATTGCTGGGCGAACTTGGCATTTACCAGATTCGATTCACGAATCTGAAGAACAAATTTTCACTTGAATTTCTAATCGAAATGGAACGCGAGCAAAAGCCGCGTGCAGTGCGTGTAGTTGTGCCGATTCGATATGAGGGCGACGACGAAAGAAAACGTGATAAGGAACTGAATATAGTGCACCGCATCCTTTACAGTCATCTAAAGGCCAAATTTATCGCAATAGGCACGGGTCTGACCGAAATCGAGCAAGAATTTATGGCCCACCTAATAATCACCGACAGGGATGGAAATTCAACGACCGTAGGAGAAGCGCTTTTGCCCCAATACCAAAAGCACATAGAGAGTGGAGAAACAAAAGATTTCAAATTGCTGAACTAATCCACAGCACGACACAAAAAAGGGATTGACTGCAATAGCAAAGATGCTATATAGGAAGAGAACGCACATTGAAAACGGGTGTGCATGCGACGCCCCACATAGTTTTTACGCAATCGTAACTCGATGGAAGAGTGTCCCGTTGTCTGCGGGAGGGGTGCGGGTTCGAGTCCCGTCGATTGCGCCAAGTCAGATTTGTTTCAGGTGAAACATTGCCTCTCATAAGGGCGATTCGACCGTTCGATTCGGTAGTCTGACACCAAGCCTTGAAATTCTGCGGTGGAATGCCCGCCTGTTAAGCGGAGATGACGCTGGTTCGAATCCAGCCGAGGCTGCAAGTTGTGTATCAACGCATCAGATGTCGCTACGGTTAGCGAAGCTGCCTGTAAAGCAGATGCCTTCGGGTCAGCCTGGTTCGACTCCAGGGTGGTGCACCGTCAGATTCGTCTAAAAGTAGGACGCGGCTCTTTCAAAGCCGTAACGCGGGGGCAGTACCCGTATCTGATACCAGACCTTTTCTTCTAGATGGTTCAGGAAGCGCGCTTCTCAAGCGTGAAACACGGGTTCGACTCCCGTAGAGGTCGCCCATTTCCTCAATGGCGTAGCGGCAGGCTACGTATCGGCCAACCTGCCAAACACACTGTTAGCTCATGGGGCAGAGCGGCTATCTTACAAATAGCGGGCGGAAGGTTCGAGTCCTTCACGGTGTACACGGAATTGGTCTACCAGAATGACATCTGCCTTCCAAGCAGAGAGAGCGAGTGCAATTCTCGCATTCCGTACACGCAATTAGCCAAGCGGTAAGGCGCTCAGCTTATACCTGAGAGATTCGTTGGTTCGAGTCCAACATTGCGTACCAGCATTCAGTATCGTAAGTCCCTCACCGTTATCATGGCCGCGCAGAGGTAGTGGGGTAGACGCTCCCGAAGACCACGAGCATGACTTGAGGCATAAGGGAAGGCAACAACGCGGAAATACTGAATGTGTTGAGTTCCCATAGTTCAACAGACAGAATGCTTGTGTTCTAAACAAGCGATTGGGGTGCAAATCCTCATGGGAATACGCGAATGTCGTATATTGGCAGTACGACTGCTTGCCAAGCAGTAAGGGAGGGGTCAGTACCCTCCATTCGCACCAGCTTCGATAGCTCAGTGGTAGAGCAACCGCCTGAAGAGCGGTGGATAGTGGTTCGATTCCACTTCAAAGCACCTGTCAGGAATGGAAGACGACAGCTCTAGCTCTAATCAAGCGGAGAGGAAATTCGGGACTGCTTCTCCTACTCGGGAGAAACGGTGGCGGGTAACGCCCGCACGCAGTAATGCGCGACCTGCGAACAGTGACGAATCGTTTTGAGTGAAACACTGGGCGAAAGCCCCGTTCGGCTATGCTGCAGCAAAAGCTGAAGGGTGTTTCACGCGAAACGGGTGAAACGGCTAAATGGACACTGGGCAGCGATGAGCGAGCCGTAAAATCGGAGCCTCAGCAAAGAGTTTCACAGCAATGTGAGACCAAGGCAGATTGTCGTCCTAGACAGAATCCCGATTACGAAATTCCTGGTAGATTCACGTTTATAGCTCAATGGACAGAGCACCGCTCTTCGAAAGCGGGGATTGAGGTTCGATTCCTCATAGGCGTACATGTGTGTGGTGGAATGGCAGACACAACTGTCTTAGAAACAGTCGAGCTTTGCTCAATGGAGGTTCGAGTCCTCTCACACATACCAGCCGAAGATACGGGTTCGACTCCCGTTGGGTAGCCCCGTGCTGCACATCGTCTAATTGGTAGGACATCGGTGTAAAGAAGATAAAGCAACAAGGCGTTGCCCGTCCCCGCTAAGGATAGGGAGCGAGAAATCGCTTGTGCTTCAAGTGCACTGTCTTCTGCTGCCCGTTCGTCTAGCGGTAGGACGCTAAGCTCTGAACTTAGAAAGTGGGGTTCGAATCCCTGATGGGCAACAAGTTGTGTATCAACAAAATCCAGAGTCTTCTAATGGTAGGAAGACGAGCTTTGAACTCGGAAATCGTGGTTCGATTCCATGCTCTGGAACGGAAGGTTAACCGTAATGGTAACGGCCCCGTCTTGAAAACGGGTTAGGCTTCACGGCCCTGCGAGTTCGAGTCCCGCACCTTCCTCCGCCCCCATAACTCAGTTGGTAGAGTAGCCGTCTTTTAAACGGAAGCGCCCTGGTTCGAACCCAGGTGAGGGCACAGGTAATTAATTCAGTGGCAGAATGCTGAACTGATACTTCAGTCGTCGCTGGTTCGATTCCAGCATTACCTACGCTTTGATAGGTCAGTGGTAGACCGCCTTCTTGGTATGAAGGGAACGCGCGTTCGATTCGCGCTCGAAGCTCCGCCGAAAAAGCACATGAGGATGTGTGACGCTTTCGTAAAGCGTAGGCAGTCGGTTCGAATCCGACTTTCGGCTCCAGCCGTGCTAACTCAATTGGTCAGAGTAGCGCTCTCTTAAAGCGAAGGTTGCTGGTTCGACTCCAGCGCGCGGCACCCGTCTCGTCGTTCAATAGAAAGGATGCATCCCCGCGAAGGATGCGATGTTGGTGCAATTCCAGCCGAGATGACCAGGGGATTTAGTGCTAATGGCAACATGGGTCACTTGCAATGACTCGTCACGGGTTCGATTCCCGTAATCTCCACCACAGGATAAAGCGTTACGGTAGCGTTCATGGCCTGGAACCATGCGGCGTAGGTTCGACTCCTACTATCCTGACCAGATTTGATGGTGAAGCGGTTTAACACGGGAGCCTGCAAAGCTCTTATTCGTCGGTTCGAATCCGACTCAAATCTCCAGGGTGATAGCAGATGGTCTGCACGCGGCCTCCAAAACCGCTTTTGAGGGTTCGATTCCTTCATTGCCCGCCAAGGTGTTCGTAGTGTAGTGGTCTGCACCTCTGACTGTGAATCAGAAAGTGTCGGGTTCGATTCCCGCCATACACCCCAGCCATCAAAGCGTAGATAGCGACGCAGCGGCTTTGTAATCCGCAGAGCGAGGTGCATGCCCTCGTGGTGGCCCCAAAATAAACGGTAGAATGTATACATGCTGGTTCTGAAACCTGCACCACTATCTACCAACAATATCTATAAAGTCGTCCGCTTCGGTAATCGCGGCGGCATCATGATGTCTGCAGAAGGGAAATCGCTCAAAGAGCTATACCAATGGCAGGCAAAATCGCAATGGAAATCACCCCTTTTGAAGGGAGATTTGCGTGTGGAAGCGCACATTTTTTACAGGGACAAGCGAAAGCGCGACATTGATAACGGCAATAAAATTCTTTTCGATTCGCTCACAGGAATCGTGTTTGATGACGACTCGCAGATTCAGCAACTTTACTTAGTAAAGTCATACGATAAGCAAGACCCCCGTGTGGAAATCTCAGTGTACGAAATTTGAGGGGGGTCTATACTGAGTGCAGCTAGGAAGATGTGGACGCCTCTACCGTGCTCAATCCACGGCTCCTGCGTAGCCAACACCAAATAAATAATCCACTTGAAATATAGGCGACCCAGATGATGAGCGAAGAGAATCACTCCAAAACCTTCTACGCACCTGGGGCGTCCGCATGTTCCTGGCTATAGTGAATCCTCCAGCACGTCCATGCGCGCTGATTTCCTTTGAGCCATTCTTGCGCCATCCATGAAATAGACCAGTACGGGTCTTCCATTTGCTCGAACGTAATATCAGGATGTGCCTTTGGGTATATCTGCACAACGCCACGCTCCCCGAGCGCGCCGCGTGCTTTGTAATAAAAACCGCTCTCGCACTGTATAGTGCCCAAAAATTCATCAACGGGAAGTTGATATGCGATAGCAGTGCTTTTTGCGTACTGCTCGATTACTGACGGCGCGTAGTAGTCGGTCATCGAGGCCAACGCTATTTGCGCCATCAGTAATGAGGCAATGAGTTGTTGAATCACTCTTGTGGTGTTGACATTCCGTGACGAATGCCAGCAGCAGCAAGCGAGGTGATTATGATTTCCATTGCAGCGTTCGCGTCAACGTGCCCCGTGAAATAGCCAGAAATGGCATATACGACGCCGAGAGCCGCCACAATGTAGGTCTTGTACCCGTTCAATGCGGTCATGTTAAGAAGTGAAGAGTTTTTTAAAGATGTCAGCGATACCCTTTACGACCCGCGAAAGAAGGTCAATCTGTTCCGCGTTTTTAGGGTCTACTTTCTCGATTGCTACTTGAGTCTGAGAAATAACCTTCTCAAGCGCATCCACCTGTGAAGCGTAGTGGCCATTGAAGAACGGCTGCGGGTCTATAGCGCCCGCAAACCCGTTATTTTGCTCAGTGTTGTACCAGACTCCATTATCCTCGTTCATTGCTTGCGGCTTCAGTCCGAAGTGCAAGTGGTCGCCCGTTGAAAATCCAGTGTTATCGGCAAAGCCGATTATATCTCCCGTCTTCACAGGCAACGGCGCGCCATGGTGGTCGCGTCCGAACATGAAAACAGGTGATACGAATGCTGGCTCCATATTTGATGCGCAGAGGTGCCAGTAGATTGTTTTAAAGTGCGTCTGCTCGCCGTTGTAATCGTAGGTTTTATCACTGCGGATGACTACTCCACAGCCCTGGTTGTCGTCTACTTCCCAGTACGCCATGCCGTCGTGCGCCGCGCGCACTGGCTGACCGTGTACTGCTCGAAAATCAATGCCGTTGTGCCCTTTGATGTTGAATTGCGCATACGTCGCAGGATTCACGCCAAACGGCTGATTGATTCCGAGCGGTTCAACTGGGTAAAAGAGAAATTTTTCCAACATAATTAGAAGCCAAAGCTAATAAAATTCGGGTACTGAGTTGAACCACCTGCGGCCCCCGCAGGAATCAGAATATCTATTGCGTAACCTTGGTCAGCAGTCGTGCCCGTCCATGTGATTGCCGTGCTCGCAGTGGTTGAGGTAGCGTCCGAGTATGCAGAGCGAACTCCGCGAAGAAATCCACTATCATTTACCCCCACTGTCTGGCGGAGAACGCCTGCAGAATTTGTCGGAGCGCCAGGGGCTGAAGAGCTTTCTTCGTAAAGGGAGCCAATTACCTCATCGCCAGATACCGTCGTGACGGTGGCACCAATAGGGTCAGCAGAGTTGCCAGTACCGTTTACGGTGCCAGGATTGCGGAACGGTGTTGATTGGCTGACACCGCAGTACGATGCAGCCGTAATGATGGAGGCGCGCGGAGCCAAGAATGTATAGTTCACGGTCGCAGTGTTTGAGCCAGCAGGCGGATTCAGGTAGTAGAAGGTCGAGACGTTACCGCTGGAATTTTGCGCAGAGTTCAACGATGTCATGGTGTTGCCCGCGTAGGTCGCACCAGAAGGGCCACCAGGCACTGAGTAGAAGAATGAGACGATTACGATGCCATCAGAATTGGGGCATGACTTCATCGTGTGCGTCACTGAGACGCTTGATGCGCTTTGCGTGGAATTGCTCGCGTAGGAGTCAATTGATATTGCTGCCAGGGCTAAATTCGGGATGAGAAGTAGCGGTAGCAGGAGCTTGAGTGCTCGCAACATTAGATGGTGATTTTATAGGTGCAGTTCAGATACAAAGGTGGTGTGACCGTGATTGCAGTCGTTGTGCCGATATCCACTGAAACGTTTGCGCCTGCGCCAGGCGTATTGTTTGCAGAGAAGTTGATTGTGCCCACTGTCGAAGAGGCGATAATCATGGACGTTGAGGCTGTGCCGTATCCAAGCTGAACGTTCAAGAATGTCGGGCTTGCTCCGTTGTATGCGCGGCATGAGACGCGGTTGATGGTCTCAGCAAGCGGTAAGTTCACCTGCAGCGGAATCGTGGTCGTACCGATGAATGAGGTCGAGGTCGCGAACCATGTGAATGATGGTTGAATCACACTCGACAGTGTGCCAGAAGTACCCCCAACAAAGTTTCCAACCGTGCCCGTTGTGCTGAATGCAGACGAAAGTGTTTGCGATGACGTAGCGACATACGCAACTTTTGCAGGCCAGCCGTTCGTGCTGCCCGAGTACATGATTGAGCCGATGGTGTCAGCGGTCGAAGTCGCGAAATACGATTTGAGGTTCACGTTGCCAGAGGTCGTGATAGTGCCGCCGTTCAATCCGTCGCCAAATGCAATCTGTGTGACTGTACCGTTACCAGTACCGCATGTCGGGCATGAAACCGTGATTGGCGAAGCGCCGAGCACTGAAGCACCTGCAGTTACCGTAATTACTCCAGAGCCTGAAAGGGTTGTGGTTGCTGAGGTGAACAGAGTCTTTTGGTTCGCGCCGAGTGTCACAACACCGCCCTGAGTCCATGGAGTCGAAGAAGCGAAGCCGTCCCACACAAGTGTGCCTGTGTTGGTGATTGGGCCTCCCGTAATCGGCCAGGTCGTTGCGATGTTCGTGACTGTACCAGCGCCGCCCTGCGTCAAGCAGGAGCCGTTCGGCATCTGAAAGCATCCTTTTGAAAGCTGAATACCATTCGCAAAGGTGCTTGATGCAGTCGTTGAAGTGATATTGAGGCGAGTCGCCTGCACACCTGCAGCAAAAGATGACGTTGCGGTGGTTGAGGTCGCATATACATGGTCAATGGTGAGGCCAGAAGAGGTCGCCTGAAGCGCGCTCGTGCCACCTGGAGAATAGATAAGGCCTTGCAAGAAAGTCGTAGCGCCCGTACCGCCCTGTGGCACCAAAAAGGCCGCTGCCAATGCAATGAGCGGAACGCCAAAAAGAAATCCGATGGCCGCTACTATAAGTGTCTGAAGAAATTTTGACATTTTTTTCATTGTAACGTGGATTATTTAGTAAATTTTCCCTCACTGTGTATAAGTGAGTTGCTTGTTGACAAAACAAACTGTCCCGTGTATACTAGGTTGGTATGGTTCCCATATTGGTAGCGCTCGCAATGAACGCAACGTCCACTCCCGCCAAGGCAAAGGTGGTTTTTGCTGTGCAGCCACACCCAAGTTTCACCCTGCTGCCGAATAGCCCAACGCTTGGTAAAGGTATTTGCAATACTTCGAAACACAAATTCGAATCCCCTGCGTGCAAAAAGTAATATGGCTTTTACGGTGCTATTCATAGGTACTATTTGGGCAATTGCGATTGGGTCACTCCTGGGGACGCTGTGCGTAGGAGGCCTCCTTTTATGTTACGTAGCAAACCACCTGGATTTCCTGCTCGATTGAGCATTTGAAGAGACGTTCCAGGTGCCTTTTTCAATAGCATTTTTGCGCCCGAGCGCCCGATAAGTGCGCCTGCAAACGGTACGCCGAGCATATTTCCTGCAGCTTCACCGCCGCCTGTTGCGAGGTCGGCTCCAATTTCACGCACAAGACCACCCCGCTTTGTAGAGCGGAGCGCTTTTCCATTGATGCTCTTCAGCACCTTCATGGCGTTAATCTTCGAAGCCATGACTTTGTTCAATTCGCGCACTCCCTTCACGCCATTCTTCGCGGCGGTCTCTTCGACTTTTTTCATCATCGCCTGACCAATGAGGTAGCGCGCATCCTCGTCGAGCTTGTCCGATTTGAAGTTCACTGATGAGCGCACCTGGCGCTTGATGTCGTTGAGTCCTTTCGTGTCCGTCCATGTGCGGTCGCCGAGCGACTTCTTTATGCCTTCGAAATCAGATTCAATCTTTGCCACTACCTTTGAGAAATCAGGATGGCCTGCAAGCTCCTGCTTCGCCATTGAAATCGTCTCGCGCTTCACAACGTCGAGCGAGATACCCATGTCGTCATGAGCGGCCTTCAGCATGCGGTCAAGATGCTCTTCATCGCCCGCGAGAGAATCTTTAAGCTGTGACCATGCATTGCCGCTGCTATAAATCGCGCGGCCGTCTTCAGTGATAGAAACATCAGGAATGTATCGCGCGCCTGGGCGTCCGATGATGGTGCGAATCGGGTCAAGGCCACGTCGCTTTGCATCTTCGAGCATTGTGCGTCCCGCAATCGTGCGACCTGTAAATTCAGTGAGTTCATTAGTTGCAGCACCCGCGAGTCGGCTTTCAAGCGCGGTTGCGACAGTGCTTTTTGCAGCGCCCTGCAGCAAACTGATGCCTTTGAAAAGAGGGAAGACTGAAGCGATATTGATTGCCGCGCCAATGTCACCCGCCATTTCGGGGTGTTCCTGTGAGAACTCCTGCACGCCTGCGATGATTGACTGACCTGTTGATGTCTTCGCGAGCGAGCCAAGCGCATCTGAAAGTTTGTCCTCCAAAAATCCGACGCCAGGCACGAGTCGAAGACCCGCATTTACTACGTCACCAACGCCGCCAGCGACAGCGCCAACACCCTGCAAGATTGCAGAAGGCGTACTGATTTGACCCATTTGCTGCTGAGAAAGCACGTTCGAAATATCATGCAGACGCGATGCAAGCTGGTCTCCAAGATTCTCTTTCGGCTGCTGCATTTGACCCATTTGCGTATCAGGAAGGGCAGAAGAAGGATTTGGTTTTACCGATGGGGAGATGACGCCGTTCTTCAAATCATGATAGTAGCTCGCGACTGATTCCGCGTATTGCGGCACGTTAAATTCAACGCCGTATTTATTCTTTCCGACTGACGGCTGACCGTTTGAAAATTTGCCCGTGTATGCATCTGGCTCGCCTTCGCCTGCATTCCACATCGAAGCAATCTGACCTGGGTTATAGCCCTGGTCTTTCCATTGCTTCAGCTTCGTGTACGTCACTTTGTTTTGGTCTTCGGGTGTTGCATCGCGCAATGAAGAAGTCACGCCTGCTTCAGTGGCATATTTTTGCCATGTCGGTTCCGTGTACTGGTACGCTCCATATTCACCCGACTTCCCTTCGGCTTGAAAATTTCCCCTACTTTCAGTATTGCGAATTGCTTTCGCAAGATTGATTACGTCTTGGTCAAGTGGCATGTTACCAACTCCATATTGAACCGCCTGAAGAACTCATGCTGCCGCCAGCAACCTGTCCGCCGCCTGTTGCAGCAGATTTGATATTCGCGGTCTTTGCATCGGCAATCTGTCCGATAGCATTGAGCACTTCAGAAATGCTCTGACCACTCGCGCGGCCGTTAATAAAGCTCTGCGCAATCTGCGTCTTGAGGTTCGTCGTATCGCCGCCGACACCCAACACAGGAGCGAGTGTAGAAACGTACTCATTGAGCAAGTTTGCCAATGTCTGATATTTCGGGTCGCCCAATTGCTGACCCTGCGCCCACTGCAAAACAGCGTTGCCCATAGCAACATCGGACGGGTTCAATGTCGGGTTATCCTGCAAATACGAAACGATTTGAGACTGGATTCCCTTTGCTGCAGTGTTTGCGGCATTCATCGTCGCGTACTGACTGCCAAGGTCGAGATTGCCTTGCACTACACCTGCGCCAAATGCGCCTGTGCCACCTCCAGGCATCGTGCCAAATGTTCCTTCAACAGGATTGTAAGGCGTATTCGTAATGCCGTATGACTGAGGCTGCGCAAGACCAGCAGCAGAAGTAAGACCAGCAATGCGCTGCGCCTGACCTGTGTTTGCAAGTCCCCCCGCTTGGTTGAATGCATTCTGCACCAGACCCTGCGCCGCCAATTCTTTATCAATACCCTGCAATGCAGCCTGCTCACCTTCCGCGAGCGCGGACTGTTGCTTTGCGATGTTTTGTCCCGTGACTGCCGCTGCGCCTGTTGCAATCGGGCTGGTTCCTGTCGTCAACTGACCCGCCTGGAATTGCGAACCCATTTGGCCCACGTCGGCAATCTGCTTGCCGTACTGATTTGCAATGTCTTCAGCGCGCTGGCCCAATTGCTGAGCTTGAATGTTTGTATCAGAAAGGCGCTGCACGAGGTTGTTCACGACAGGGGAACCCTGAAGAGATACACCGCTCAGCGTGTTCTCGAGATTCGAGAAGTTTGGAGTCTGACCAATGAGGCCCGAGTAAGAAGGGTACTGCTGTTGCTGCGTTTGAATCGGCTGCATGCCGCCCATGGTGTTGAAACTCTGGTTCGGATTCACGAGCGGAAGATTTTGAGTCGTGCCAGAAGTTTGCGCAGGCTGCTTTGAGGTGACAGTCGTTGGCTGAACCAAGCCCGTCTTCACTGTTGCAGTCGGCTGAATTTTTGTTCCGAGTGGAGTGGTGCCGCTCGTCTGCAAATTGTTCACCATGACAGGCTTCGGCAAAACAGAGACCGTCCCCGTTTGCGTGAGTCGCGTCAACGGAGTGGAGAACGGATTCGAAAGTGTGTTTACTGTGCCTGGTTTTGGCATACTACAATTATAGCTTATTGTCCATTACCGTAATAAAAGAGGTTGGGGTTAACCATGTTAGGGGTCGCTCCCAAGTCCACGTTCACGGATTTGGTTCCTGCGTAATCTTCGAGAAGTTCAAGACGCTCTTTGTAGAGCGCATCAAACATCTTGAATTTATTGGTGTCTTTCACGAGCGACGTGAAGTAAATTTTCAGCGCGCCGTGGATAATCATGTCGTGAAAATCTTCCTGCAAAAGCGGCATCTGCGCGATAGTGTATGAAGCACCCGCCGCAGTTGTCGGCTGATTCACTATCGGCGTCGCGAGCGTGAGCGTCGTGTCGCTATTGAATTGGTAGATGGGATACCAGAATCCGTCGCCTTTCGGAGGCGTGATACGAAGGAAGAGATTGAAGTAGGAGACATCAACGTTGAGCGGGAATCCGCCTGTCGTGTTCCACGCAGTGCTTGCACCCGTGACGGCAGTTGCACCAATTGATGGAGGCGTGATGGTTCCTTTTTGATAGTCGTATGCAGTACCACCTGCTGTCCATGCGCCCCCTGATGTGTCGCCGTAGATGAATGAGAAGTCGGGGACTCGGGCTTTATAGTTGAATTGGATAAGGTTGCCCGTGGTTGACGGGATGGGGAAGAACTCGACATAGCCGTTATAAATAAAGAAATAATTAACGATGTCCGATGTGTACGGCAGGAAGTTGAGGTTGTCCCAGTCCTGGCGGCTTTGAATCGGCGCAGGAACGTACTTCAACTGCCCTACCTGAATGAAATTGTCTTTCACTTTTGAAATCATCGCAGGGATTGCGTACTTCTGAACGCCCACGGAAGAAATCGCAGTCGTTGCAGAATCAGACAGACCGCCCGTCCATGAGATAGAGGTAGAGCCGTTCGTGAAAAGCACATTGCGCTGGTCGCTGTTTGAGAAATTCACAAGCTGCGTCACGGTCGGATAGCTCCATGCAGCGGTGAGCGTTGCAGATGTAGCACCTGCAGCCATCGTCGCAGTCGTCGTCAAATCCATTCCTCCTACCGTAGTCGTTTGGAACGAACGCTCGTTGTCGAAATATTTCTGAATTAAATAGCGATGCTGGTCATTCGCCAACTGCTGAACAAGCTGCTGGTTCGAAGCTGCCTGGTTTTGAATCAAGGACGTGCCGAGATTTGTCAGTGTGGGGTATGATTTCATATATTCACAGTATCACGTTACATTGCTCACGTAAGTGGGGATTTGCGCTTTCCTGTTATTAATTTGCGTGAGAATCAAATAGAAAGAAGTGTCCGCCAAGCCGCCCAAATCGGCATTCTCCCATTGCACGTAGACTCCATCGGTGAACGGTGATACGACTGCGTTTGCATAAATGTTGGTTGACTGCGTTGGAATCACGACGGCGCTATAGAGCAAAGTGCCCAGATTGTGGTTGACCTGATACTGACCGACTGCTTCCACATCAACGTCTGCGCTTGCTGCTCCCGAGAGCGCGCCTGTCCAAGTGACGCTGGTAGAGCCGAGGCTGAAATTTCCCAGGCGCACATCGCCGTTCGAGAATCCGATGTAGAGATTATATCCACTGGCAACTTTGTCATTGAAAGCGGCCGTGAGCGTTCCTGATGTTTCGCCGCCAACGAATGCGGCAGTGAATGAAAGGCTCAACACGGGATGCTCAATGCTCCACCCTGTCGGCAAAATGTATTCGAGTCCGCTGGTGAGTGAACCGTCATATGGAATGAATGCGATGTAGGTAAGAATCGGTTGAAATACGAAAGGCGAGTCCACGTTGTTGTGAATGTGTTGCGGCACGGAAGTTACATTGAACTTGCTTGCTACCTGATTGCGCTTAATCTCTTCCTGAATTATTTGGCGGATTCGCGCTTCTGAAATTTCTTTTGCCATATTATCGAAGACGCAGTTGCGCCAAGCGCCCGAATGTTGAAGAGCTATTCGTGAGCGCGTTAATAGTCACTTGGAATTGTACCCACTGAGAATTGCCGAAGTTTGCTACGAAGTAGCCTGCTAGATTCTCGTCGCTTTCGGTATTTGCAGCGCCGCTGTTCGGGAAATCTGCAAATGCAGATGTGAGATTCGTGCGCCATTTTGCGGTGACAGTTTCGCCATCTGCGAGTGGTTCAGAGAGCTTGTATTCAAGCTGCATGCTCGTGAGTTTGTCCAAAAAGGTTCCCGTTGGCACGAAGTCAGTCTCAATGACAGCAGCGCCCGTCACCGTTGAAGCAGTGAAATCAATACCGTATGTTGCCGACGAAACGCTTGAGTACCACGCTGCCCAATACTGTGGAGATATAGCGTTTTGGTCTACAGCAGGAATGATGACAGTCGCCACACCGTTGTATGTTGCATATGAGTTTTGATTCTCAAGGCGCAATGCGAGGCCTGTATCCTCTCCAACGAAGAAGTTTTCAGCGGGCACAAATGACCAGATGCCGCCGCAATTCCCTGCTTTGGTAGAAGTCTGGTCGAGAATCGAGAAGTATACGCGGCCGCGAATGAATGCAACGCCGCCCCATGTGAAGCGAGGCTCGATATATGAGCCAGGCGTGCCTTCGATACCTGCGCAGTAGTCAGGTACTTTCAAGCAGTGCGATGCGACAGAGCCATTCGTGATATAGATATTGCCTTTATTGCCCGTGAATGCATACGCCATTTTGTTGACGTTAATGAGTTGTGTCGTATTTGCTTCAGGCAATGGGATGAGGTCAGAAGGTGTCGGGTCAATCTGGTTCCATGGGTAGAGCACGTTCCCTGCGCCGCCCAAAACGAGCGTGTTGCCGATTTCAGTCATGCACTTAATGATGTCTGGCTCTTCGATTTTCATTGCTTGCGGTTCCCATGTCATCGTTGGCGTTGTGCCGAAAAGACCGCCATTTGAGATTGGCCAAAATGTATTGAAATACTGGTTGCCTGCTGCGCCCGTTTGAATGTTGATAGCCGAGCCGCCCGTTGGCGCTGCGAATACCTGGAATGTTCCTGCATCAGCATTCCACTCGATGTAATACACGGTATTGGCGGTAAGATTTGTTGGCTGCGTGCCTGATTGGAGCGTGAAAAAGACTGCAGGAACGCGGTATACCGTTCCCGATGTGCTCTTTTGCCATGGAATCGTACCCGAAATCAATGTAAGGAGTGTGCCCGTCGTTGTGCTTGCTGAATAGCGGCAATAGGATTGCACGTTTGAGTTCGCGAGGCCTGCAGTTGCAATGGTAGATGTCGGGAAAAGCGAGCCAAGGTATTGACCCGATGCGACATACATTTTTCCTTGGCGTCCTACAAAGCAGCGGTGCGGACTCTGCGAGTTTGGAATATCCTGAAGATTGATATTCGTAAGCTGCTGCCACAATGTCGCGGTTGAAGTCGTGCCCGCGAGATTCACCGTTTGCTTTCCCCAGAGCTTATTTCCTGACGCGACAATGAGCCATCCGTTGAGCACGGCAATGCCGCTTGGCGCGGTATCAGCGCTGAAATATGTGATTGAAATGTCGGGCAAGAACCAGCGCACAAAGGTTGAGGGACTTGCAGTCTGTGTGTCATACACCCACACGAGACCTTGGCTGTCTAGTACGTAGTAGCGATAATAAGTTGTCTGACCGCTGCCGCCGTAAGTCTCAACTGCGTAATCAACGGGTGTGCTCATTTCGCGCGTGAGCGATATATCTGCGGTGCATGAGCCAGCATATGTAAAGGTAGAACCGTTGTATCGAGTCGAGAGCGTCACGACGTTCGAATTGAGGCCTGAACTGCTGAGCACGTAGTAGTTGCCATTTGGCAATACGCCCGTGTCGGTGCTATTGGCCACTGTGACCCACATGCCTACGAGCACATCCACGCCGAGCGTTCCGCCTGCTGAAGCAGTGATAGTGAAGTTTGGAGAAAGCGTCGTTGAAATCTTCGCTGCCACTGGAAATGATGTCTGCGACTGCTTGGTGCGGCCGTAGCTGCACATGACTTCGCCCGTTTCGGTAGAAATATTGGCATTCTTAATGTTCGCCACGCCTTTGTGCGGCGATACTGCAATTCCTTTTTCGAAGCCTTCAAAGACAATCTCTTTGCCAACTTCTGTCTCTTCTACGCGAAAGGACATTTATTTTGTGAGTAAAATCACTGCAAGCCCGCAGATACCTGCAACGCCTCCCATGACGAGCCATTTTATCCATTCCTGGTTCGTTTTCAGTGTAAGGAGCGCATTCTTAATCTCGAGAATGTCATTGCAAATAATCGGGATTCGTTTGATGAGAATGGCGCGGTTGCTTTCGTCCCCCGCCTCTCCCTCGCTCAGCACTTTGCGAAATGCCGATGCGATTTGGTCTACTGTCTTATCTTCCATATTAAGAAACTACAAATGCTTGGTGCGGCAAGCCAGAAAGCGCCGCATCAGGAGCCGTGTGATAAGTAATGGTTGTCGTCCCCGCTGCTGCGACATAGGAATAATCCCATGTGTCGGCTCCAACATCTTGAGCTTGTGGTTGTCGTCCGAGTACCAAAAGAAAGTCTGATGCTACTGCAGTTGAAATCGTGAATGTTACATTGCTGCCATCAATCGTGCCATTGACCTTGTACCATGTGCCCGTTCCCCCGCCGCCCGCATTTTGCACGAGCAAGCGTCCGTTTGAAGGGTTGATTTTGAGTGGCAAAACTACGTTCGAATCAGCGCTTGAAACGCCGCCCGATACAGGATAGTCATTGTCATCCTTTTTGAGTGTTCCGCTCATATCAAGTCTACAAGCACCGCGCCTGTTGAAGGGTTAACGAAAACGGGAATGATGGTCGTGCCATCGACTGAAGAGATTCCAGTGCGTGTCGGCACATCGTTTTCGTCCATCTTTGAACAATTGCGGGGCGTAAAGCCAATAGTGGTTGTGGTGTCTATCATCAAGCCGCCACTCGATGCATTCAGTTTGATGCGCACAGGTGTGACGCCATCGGTTGAGGATAGCCCTATCATTGTTGGGTATCCGTTGTCGTCGTGCATCGCGTTGGACATAGCTTAAATGTAGGCAATCGTAATATCTTCGTCTGCAACTCCCGTAACGACTGTAAGTCCCGTTGAGAAAGCAACATCATAGACCAGCGTGACTGGCATAGGGCTTGCAGGTACGGTGACTTTTCCGATGACGGGCGTTGTATTCGTGAGCGCATCATCCAATTCAACCGTGGCGGTTGCCACTGGCTTATTGAATATGACCGCATGCAGAATGCCTGGACTCGATTTCACCACGGTCGTAGCCTGGCCCGTGATATTTTTGTACTTCCAGCCAGCAGAAGCGCCGTTGTCATCCTTTGCGAGCGCTCCCCTTTGTGTCATGTCTGCCATGATGTTCTTTTTGACTCTCTAATAATACCTTCCAACTGTCTTTAAGATTTTGTTCCCACAAGAAGAGCCGATTTTCGTAAGCATCGAGGCGCTTTTCACGGTCAATGAAAGATTTTTCCTTTTCCGTTGTAGCATCCTCGCGCTTTTGAACGCGGTTTTCTCGCAGGGTCAAAGCTTTACTTAGTATCTCATCTTTTTCGACAGCTTCTTTCATGATGCGCTTGGCATCTGTGTGTAACTGCTCGCTTTCAATGAGATTTCGTGACGCCGTGGCGCGCTCGTCGGCAATTCTGCCGCGCTCGACCTCGTTATCACGCTCGCGCTGGATATTCGCGGCAACAGAAAGCTTCAATTGAGCATCCTTTTGCGCGATTTCTTCCGCCCGCTCATTCAATTCAGCCTCACGCTTATCAAGTGCGGCTTTTTTCTCATCAAGCGGTCGCTCTAATTCCTCGCGTTCCTGCCGTTTGATGCGCAGTTCACGCTCCAATGCATCTTTTTCGGCGGTTTTGTCGGCAATTTCTTTACCGATAACCTCCAAAGACTCATGGCGGAATTTATCAAGCTTCGTTTCTTCAGTGGCCGCAATCTCTCGCAATGTATCCACACGGGATGCGAGCTTTTTGCCCTCGTCTAATTCGCGCTTGCGTTCTTGTGCTTTGCGAGCATCAATCTCGCGGCGATTGAGTAGACGAAATTTGGCCATGATTACTTTGCTTCAAGCGCCTTCTTGCGAAGCGATTGTTTGTCAGTGACCACTTGTGTCACTGGCTCTCCGTCATTATCGCGCACAAGCTTCTGCTCCGTGTCCATTTTCGGTGCATCTTTCACTTGCGGGCGAGCTTCAGGAAGCGGTGTGAGGCACTTTTGAATGTGCTCAGTCAAATCGCTGTCGCTGTACTGCGCTGCTTGATGAATGGAATTGAAGCGCGGTGTGCCGTCGGAATTTTTTTCCTGGCTCTCCAGTGCTTTTCCCCTTTGACTCTTAAAGAACTCACGAACTGCGAGGTCTTTTGCAAACTTCTTTCGAATGTTTTGCACTTCGAGCGGCGTTGCGTTCACAATCACCATCGGCGTTGTCTTCATTGCGGGATACAAATACTCCTTGCTATCCCATTTTCCAATAAAGTCTTCTTCCGTGGGATTGGTGAAGCGAAACACTCCATCGAAATCCTCTGGCAGAATCGTATCGAACTGCTCCATGATATTGGCCTTTGTCAGGCATTTAAACCCCTTTTCAGGGACGATTAACGGGCAGTTAAAGTGCCCGCCTGTCCCCCCGAAAGGTCAATTCAAACAGGGGGACGAGGCCGAAACTTTATACGTTTACGAAGATTGCTACCGACTTCGCGTCAACGCCAGTTTGAATGGCGGTTCCGACAAAGCCCTGTGCAATCACACCGTTTTCCACGGCACCGTCAACCGCGTTTGAAGGCGATACGGCAGAGCCAGTGGTAAGTGCGCCATCGTTCAAGCAAGAAACGACGCCCTTGCTGACGATGTATCCGTAGTTGGCCGCTGTAATCGGATACAGCGTTACACCAACGGGCTGCTGAAGAGCAGCGTTAGCGTTGATGATGACTCCGTTGCAGGGGTTAGCTACAAGGTCGCACTTCGAGTCCGAAGTAGAAAGCGCTGTGTTCGGTGCATCAGCAAGTGTTACCACAAGTGATGTCGAAAGCGCTGCTGCTGGGTGAGATGCGATTTGCAGAGTCTGACCTTGACCAGTTCCACCGCGAACTACGAGGTAGCCGCCAGCGTACTGGTTGGCAGTGACTGCGGTTGCTCCAAGCGTGACCGTTACGGTTGCAGGAACGTTGCCGTTCGCTGAATACGCCTGAGTTGCAGTGACTGACATGTTTGCATGGTCTGAGATTGGTGCAGGTGCAGCCATGAGCTTGCCAACGGCAAGGTTTGAAGCACCAGCAAGAATCAATCTGACCTCGCGGCCGTCTTCCAAGTCCCAGCGTGAGCCAAGGAGCGTTGAAAGAGATGTGTCAGTAGCCGTTCCGCCGTAAAGCGTAATGGTCTTCGACTGCTGTTGAAACAAGCCGTTTGCTGTAAGGGCAAGTGGGCCTGTTGCACCGCGCTGTGTAATGCGTGACATTGTTATTGTCTTTAGCCGATTAAATACCGAAGTAAGAAACTCCGATAGTGCAGGCCGCAGTGTTCGTTGCGTTTGAGGCAAAGGTCAAGTAAGACCCTGAAGCCCAGCGGCGAACGAATGCTGAACCAGTGAGACCAGGCGTCGTCGTAGAGACATATAGCTCTGTCGAAGACGTTGATACTGAAGTGCTGAGAACGACGTTTGCGTTTGTAATCGCAGCAGGTGCTGACGATGAAGTCGTAGCTGCTGTGAAAATCAAGTTCGCAAGACCTGCGCCTGTGTAAGCCGTTTTTGACGTACCTACGCTTGCGCAGTCGAACTGCACTGACTGGATGATGCGGTCTGATGAATCGCCGTTGTACAGAGACGTTGTGGTTGCTGACCCGTTAGAGCCAGAGACAGCCGCAATCGTCCAGTTAATCATGGCGATTTTTGCAGTGTTGAAGGTTGAGCCTGTCGGCGAACCAACTTGCTGCACCTGCGCTGCTGGCGCAGGAGTGAGTTCATGCACGGTCAAGCCGCTGAAAAAGCCTGCGAGCACGGCAATGCACACACTCAGGAGAATGGGATGATTGGTGGTCATAGGACAATGTAAGCGATTGGTAGTGTTGAACTCTCAGCGTCGGTCGAAGTAATAACGACCTGACCCTGTGTGACTGTCTGCGACCAGCTTGTGCCATTCGCAGGAGTCGAACCCGTTACGGCGATAAGGACGAACGAGTTTGGGTGGATATATGCATCCGTAATGGTGCATGTATTACCACCGCTTCCCCATGTTGTGGTGTTCACCTCTTTTACTGCAAGGGGTGGCAGTGAGCTTTGAGGTGATTGGTGTCCTGTAGACATGATAGTTGTTTAGGTGCCGTGCTTTGTCGCTTTTTAGGGCTTAGGTTTTACGGTCAACTAATCAGTTATTAAACACCAGTAACGCCTGTGAGCACTCCGTTGCGGAATGGGGCGAGGCAGATAAGCTGACCGCCAAGAATCATGAATCCGTTGACAGTAGCCTGGTTGTAAGCGCGAATCATGCCCGTCCAAGTGAATGCATCGCCTGGAGCGTAAAGGCGGTTTTCATACACGTTGCCGTGGATGTCTTTTGCCTTTGGTGATACGCGGTCTCCTTCCCACCACTTGAGCGCGTACCAAGACAAAATGTCGAGGTTGAGCATGTAGAAGTAGCCAGTCGTGATTTTCTTGTCACGCTGAATCTCCATACCGTCCCAAATCTGCGCTGAGTAGCCAGAAGTTGATGCAGTCTGATTTCCCTGGCCCGCACCCTTGAAGTCGGATGTGTTGCGCTGGAAAGGAGTCTGCAACTGTTCGAAGTAACCCCATGTGGTGTAGTCGGTGATGATGAAGTTTGGCTTCACTGGGCCATCAGAGATTGCATTCCACAAGGTTCGAACTTTGACGAGTGAAATGGTTCCACCCGAGGCTGTCACGGTCGCGTTGAGACCCGTGTAGGTCGCGCGAGCAAGACCGCCGTAGTTTGCAGCGACGGTTCCATTGTCAACAGTGTTGGCAAGGCCGTTCGGTGCCTTTCCTCCGAAAGTCGTACCATCGCCCTGAAGGAAGTTACCGATGTCGTCTGCCGCGTCCTGCGCGCGAGACTCCATGATGACCTTCATAAGCTTGATGCGCTGCATCGGGGTGTCGTTCACAGAGAGGTCTGACCCAGCAAGCGCAACGTTGGTTGCGATGAATGATGGGTAGAACACCATGCTTACGGACACAGGCTGCTGCGTAATCGGCAAGAGGTCGAAGCCATTGAAGGCTACCGACGCTACACCCTTCTGATATTTAATCGGGAAGAGCATTT